GGAGCAGAGTGTCTCGTTGCAAGAGAGCTGCACCAGGATGGAGGTGTTCATCTCCACTGTTTCGTTGATTTCGGTGAAAAATACCGAGGTCGAGGAATTGAAATCTTCGATGTTGAAGGTCGCCACCCAAACATCGAGACGATTGGGCGAACTCCTTGGAAGGCTTACGATTATACAATCAAGGACGGAGATGTTATCTGCGGCGGGGCTGAACGACCAGTCCAGGCTACAGCATGCGGCAGCACGACTTTTGACAAATGGTCTCAAATTACAGGTGCGGCGAGTCGAAGCGAGTTTTGGGAACTTGTGCACAGACTTGATCCCAAGGCTGCTGCAGTCAATTTCTCCTCCCTGGCCAAGTACGCCGACTGGAGATTTGCACCAATCGTTGAGCCCTACGCCACTCCGACCGGGATCACTTTCGTTGGCTCTGACGTGGATGGAAGAGATGAGTGGCTCGAGCAGGCTGCTATTGGATCTACAAGAACTGGAGGTGAGTACTGGGTTGTGCTACTGTCGTGCACGTCACCCTGGTCCCGGGCGTCGGCACTTCGCGGTGCTCGTGTCGCTTCGCGATCACCGACGACTCCGCCCGGGAGCCCTGGGCTCGAGTGCGTGGGTTCGTATATGAAGGCTGATTGGGTGAATTTTAGTACGAGTGAAAAGCTTGGTGTTGTATGGCGAATCGCAGACAGGGAAGACCCTGTGGGCCAGATCGCTAGGCAGCCATATCTACTGCATTGGGTTAATCAGTGGGTCTGAATGCAAGAGGGCTGCAGATGTTGACTACGCTGTGTTCGACGACATCAGGGGTGGAATGAAGTTCTTCCATTCCTTCAAAGAGTGGTTAGGCGCACAGGCCTATGTCACTGTGAAGGAGTTGTATCGGGAGCCGATCCTGATGAAGTGGAACAAGCCGACGATCTGGTTGAGTAATGGGGATCCCCGGAACGAAATGTTACAGCTGGATATTGATTGGATGGAGAAGAATTGTGTATTTGTGGAGTGTAATGAGGCTATTTTTCGTGCCAGTACAGAGTAGAGTTAGACTCAATCCTGATTAAGTCATTTACTGTACCACCCGCCCCTGGCGTGAAATAGTCCCAGACGTAGTAATCTCCCATCCCTGGCTTACTGTCTACGCTAACGTAGCTAGTGCTCATGCCGGCGCCACTTTCGTCGTCTCCGTATACGAGATTGTGGTTCATTGGGTGCCACAGTTTGTGCTCCCTGACAATGCCATTGTTGTTGCCTGACTTGTATGTCCAAGTCTTGTCAAATTTGATCGAAACGCGGCTAGTGTCGACAGGGGCCGTCAATGCGTCAGTCCAGTCGACGCCTTCTGCGCCTTTGAACAAGATGGCACGCCGATTGTTTGTAGTGTTGGGCTGTGCGTTGATGGTGGAGTTGAACCACAGGCGCTGCATGCCTGCGGATGTGTCTAGGTAAAATGAGGGGAACGTCTGGACAGGGGTGTCACTGGACGAATTGAGCTGGAACGGGTCCGGGCCTTTGTATGTGAAACATATGCGGCGGTGGAACCACGGAACTCCGCTACTAGTCTGGAGGCGAATGTGCTCGGACAGCCCCTTCATGTAGCACGTGCGGTCTGTGCGCTGAGCTTCTTGTAGAAGGGAAGAGGTTCCTCCGTTGGTACCGGTGTTGAGATCTTGGGCGGTGGCAATCCACGTGACTTCACCGTAGGTGTTGCCTTGGATGTAAAGCGGTCCTGCTGCCACCGATCTGGAAGCACCTGCGGAATCGGTGTTACTCCACGTGAGCATTCCATTGCGCTTCTTCCTTGACGTTAGGTTGAGGATTGATTTGCGGGTGCGCGTGCGGGGTCGAGCTCGACGAGTCGTGTAAGCAGATCGTCTAGTGCGTCTCGGAGTTCTTCGACGAAATCGACTAGTAGTCCGAGCGGACCTCCGGTAACGTCTAGTGGTTCCGTAGCTGACCATGGCGGGTGTTGGGGATCCATTTTTGTTGGGGTTGGGGTTTTTTTGTTGGGGCACCTCGGGTATTTATAGGTGGGGTGGGTCAATGGGTCCGATGATAATATTAGTTTCCATCGGACCTCAAAGACCCAGGCGATTATGTCAGACTTTCGTTGCAATGGCCGATTCTTCCTTCTTACCTATGCTCAGTGCGGAGAGCTCGATGGATTCGCTGTTATGGACCACCTATCTCAACTGGGAGCAGAGTGTCTCGTTGCAAGAGAGCTGCACCAGGATGGAGGTGTTCATCTCCACTGTTTCGTTGATTTCGGTGAAAAATACCGAGGTCGAGGAATTGAAATCTTCGATGTTGAAGGTC